GCTTCAATCGGAGCCACAAAGATACGTTCAGGTGCTTGAATAGGTGCAGGTAGATCAGGCAGCCGTTCAGGTCGAATCATCATAGATGACATTACATTTTGGTCGTCGATAAACTTACCAAGAGCAATGTCACGCATGTTACGCTCTGATTGCATACGAGCACTGTTCAAGCTGGCTCTCATCACAGCACGATCTCTGCCAACTTGAGCATTAGCTGATTGAATAGCTTTAGCTCTAGACTTACCTGCCTGCATCAATGCTGCTTGACCTTGCTTTTGCAACTGCTCAACCAACAGACTTTCACGTTGAAAGGCGTCTTCAGTTAGAATCTCATTAAGAGATGCTTGCTCAGACTCACGGGCTTCCATAGCAGCCATGCTGTTATACACCAGCTGTTGCTGTGCATTTTCTACAGAAGATTGATATTGACTAACGGTTTGGTTGTATTGGTAGTCTTGAATAGCTTGGTTGTACTTATAGTTTCTGAGAGATGTTTCCCATTCATAAGCACGGTTGCTGTAATAATTAGCCTTATCAGCAGCAAAAACCTTTCTGTTGTACTCGTTAGTCTTGTCAGCTTGTTCTTTAGCAGCTGCACGTTGATCAGCAGCGTTTTTCTCCGCCCGTGCGTTGTTTTTCTTAGCTTGGTTGGATGCACTAATGCCACCAGCAATCGAAGCAACAGCTGAAACACCTGCAAAAATTGCACCAACAATGTTCATCTCCAGACCGGAGACAGCAAGCTGTTCGTCTAGGAGGTTATTAGTTTTTGGATTAAACATCAAGCCCTCCTATAGTACTTGGTAGAATAGTTACCCTCCCACATCATTGACACCAACGATACAGGGTATGGAAAATCACTTGTCACTTTCAGTTCAAAATTAGTGTTACGTTGATGGATCGGTAAGGTAAAAACACGTTCCTGCACCACAGGACTTGTATCACCAGCGTAGGTATCACCTTCTGCGGTATGTTCTACATTTTTCCATTCGTTAGAGCCAGTCGGTTTTAGCTTAAACCGGATAGCACCAGAACGACCAGCAGATAGTTTTACCCTGGCAATCGTCAAAGAAGCCGTAAAGTCAGCACCTGCCTCACGTTGCAGGTAGAATTTAGGTAGTGTAGCCTCTAGATCATAACTATATCCAACTACAATACCATCTTCATAATCAGTAAAATCACCCTTTACTTCAAAGTAATGGAAGTCAGTTGTATCCTCAATACGCTCAACAGCCTTAGCCCAGTAACCCTGATCCGAGTCTAGTACAGCATCGGTATCTTTATCTGCTGTGGGCACTGTAAGGAGCATTACGGCGTCCTTGTCATCGATAGGGGTATAAGGTACGTAGATCTTAGTAATGTCGTTATCTTCATCATATACAACTGCATCAGTGTCATTATCCGGCGCAACAGGACGGGTAGCCATGTCAAGAGGTACGTTACCAGAAAAACCAGAGGCCGTGGAGAACACATCACCAGATGGTAATTCGTCTAGTTCAATAAAACCAATGGTATATTCATCCTCTTGCTGCGACACAATAGTAACAGCGTCGTTAATAATACGTGCAGTTTGAATAGTACCAGGAAGCTCCCACTTGACCCAAGCTTGGAAAAGATCTTCCTTGCCATTGTTGTAATACCTATAAAGATACAGGTATTCAGTATCCCGGTCAACCATCATAACCACCGAGTTTGGCGGGCTGGTAGTTAGATCATCTACAGTATCAGGGATCCATTCTAGCACAGCTTTACTGATGTCCACCACAATAGGTGTCTGCTCAACGTCTCGAAGAGCCATGGTAAACAACTTGCTATAACCAGGTACTCGACTAACAAACGCAGTAGTAGTACCGATGTCTACAGGACGTACATTAGTAGCCATCTCGTAGTTAGACAGTGAACGGATAACTGCAGAGGTAGGTGTCAAGATACTTGCATCTGTAGCATACACCTGGAATTGCTGACGTTGACTAAACAGCAGCAAGCCCTGGGGCGACGGTAGAACATCAGACAAAGTGACAGGACGCACACTAGATACGTTCAAGTCAATAGGATCTGAGGCAATCTGAGTCAGTGCAGACTTAGCAAAAAAGTTATAGTTGTCGTTAGCAACACCGAAAATAACGTTATCCTCAGACAACACACCGAACCTATTGCTGTAAAAGAAAGTAGAACTAATTTTTTTACCAACAAAAGATGGCTGTGGGTTAGTGTTATCATCACCAGTTAGACGATCCTTATAGGTAATAGGACCAAACGTAAAGGTAGTAGCACCAGTGTTAGCCAACTCATGCGGCATAGTAGTGTTATCAAGACCAGGTGATACATCGCGTGCAATGGTCTCCTGCCAATAACCTTTACCACCGGTACCATTAGCAGCTACAAACTTTACATAATAATCATCATCTTCAGTATCACTGTTTAAAATTTTAACAGTGTGATCGTGAAATGACTCTAAAGGCACTTCAGAGATGTTAGTTACATCATCTTGAAATGCTTCAATAGCATTGTTAGAGACACCGCCCAATGCAGTTACCTCAAAATACTGGTAAGTAACACTATCTCCAGGCTCTTCATCTACTACAACATCATTAGCTTCAGTTGTTCTACGGATTGTAAGGCTGTTAGCGTAGGAGTTTAAATACCACTTACCGTCAAATTCAGTATCACTAGCAGTATGGCGTGCCTCTAGTAAATTTTGAATAGCACCAAGTAGCTCATGGGAGGTGTGTGTACCAGTTAGAAATGTTGTAAAGGTAGCGTTAGATTGTACAGTAGCTGTTGCCTCATGTTCAGTACCATCTGCTTCACCTTTAATTGTAACAGTATGTACATCACCATTGGTTACTGATTTAAGTTTCAGTGCGCCCTGTGAATTAGCAACAAACGTACCGGCTGCCTGCATAGCAGTGTCAACAGTTTTGTTAGCAATAATAGTGGTGTCCTGGATACTACGGAAGTGGTAATCATCCTGCTTGGTGCCAGTCAGATAGTCAGCACCATTGTTCGTCACTGTACAGAATGTACCTTCAGCTGCAGTCCATACAAAAATGTCATCATCCTTGATAGCACCAATGTAAGAACCAGCGGTAGCACGGTCAATAAAGAACCATGCTGCATCTGCCAGTTCAGTTTTGGTAAACGCAGTGTCATCAGCTTTCTTTAGCACGTTGGTGTGCTTCATACCAGGACGCTTCAGCAAACCAAATGTAGGATCAGGGTAACCGTTAACACACTCAGTCAGCTGGTTAATTAGTTTCTTGTCGTCAGTTTGGCGGGATACACCACCAAGAAAATTAGGGATCTGTTGTGTTACGGCTGGCATTAGCGTTGCAAGGTATGGAACGGTTTATAGCTATTGTAATAGTTCTCGCCCTGGGGCTCACCAAAGAACGAAAAGTCACCCTGGTTGCACTCATACTCCATAGCCATCGCCCGTGCAAATGCTTCCTTTTGTTGGAGCATCTGATACAGGTTAGGGTCACCCATGGTACGGGTAGAGAAGATAGAAGCAGCACGTGCTACGATAAATGCTTGAATAGGATCAGGGATATTTTCCCACTCAAAATACCACAGGATGTCAGCTTTAACATTGTCAGCAGTCCACTTGTAGGTATGTTTAATACGGTCGTAGAGTTTACCTCCACGGTTAACGCTATCGAACTGACGGTTACCAGATCTCTTAGATGAGATGTTCAGATCTACCTGAAGCATGTTATCAGGGATCAGGATTTCGTTGCTCGAATTAGGAGTAAGTGTATAGTCAAATTCTTTATTAAAAGTCCATCCTTCGCTCTGTACTTCACGCGACACCTCTCTCAAGGTGTTGAGTGCAATCGCAACGTCCGGGTTGGTTTGAGTTTCAACTCTGGTAGTAACTTCATTACGAGTCAATGTACGTTCAGCTACAGTCTGAGAAATGTTCAGAGTGTATTCATACGTAACAGGATCAGTAGCTGGATCAGCCTCTTCGCCAGCAACAGCGATAGAGGTACCATCAGTAACACCAGTACCACCAATGTAAGTACCAACAGGAATGTTAGCAGTTTCAGTAGTTAGTGTAGTGCCTGAAATAGAACCAGTAAATCGAGAGACTTCGTTGATAATGAGAGTTTCTTCAGTTGTCAACGTGGTAACAGGAGCCTGACCAACTGACGCCAGGATCTGATTAACGGCTTTAAGTTCAGTGGAGCCAGTAGTTAGGTAAGGCATAATTGCAAATGAGTATTATTCTCAATAAAGAATTAAAAAAAAGGAGCCCCCGAAGAGGCTCCCGTATAATTAAATCTATCAGGTGCCAGCAGTGTTGGCAGGATAGGTAGTACCGAACGCAGAAGGTGCGGTGCTAGTAGCGTGCAGCTCAACTGCACAAGCAGGGTTCAGGAAGTCAGCGCCCATGGCGAGACGACCCAGGATCACATCACCCTGGTAGATGGTGGACACGTCGCCACTGGTGACTTGCACCTGAGGGGCGATAGCTTCCACACAACCAGCGGCTTCACGTTGGAAGATCAGACCGCAGGTGGTATCGAAGTGGTCAGAGTTACCGTAGTGACCGTTGATACCGGTAACAGAGTTACGGCCATCCTCAATGTCAGGGCTAACGAAATCACCAGTGTTACCAGGAGAGGTAACGCCAGTGTCACCGCCGTAAGCAGTGCCATACTGACCCAGGAACGGAATGTTCATGGACTTGAAGATCTTGATACCAGCGATCTCAACAACACCCCGACCGGACTGCAGACCAGCGCCTTGCTCGTCACGGTTGATCAATCCGTTGTTGCCAACTTCTTGAATCAGGGAGTAGTACTGACGTGGGTTCAGAACGCCCACACGTCCATCTTGAGACACACCTTTCTCATCGAGTGCAGCAGCTGCATCGAAGAAAGCGGTGACCAGGTGCTGAGCATTGAAGGCGTCAGCGGTAGTACCAGAGCCGGTACCAACCTGAATCTGAGTACCACCCGGTTCTTCGGTGCTCACCAGACCATCACCAGATCCAACGGATTGGACAGGAGATGCCTGACGTGCGCCTTTGGCGATAGCACGGAAGATCAGACGGTCATATTTTTCAGCAAGAGCATAACCGATCTTACGAGAAATTTCCGAACGCATATCATAATGCGACAGAACTTCATCGAGATCATACAAGAAAGCACTGGAGATCAGCAGGTCATCAACCGTGATGGTTTTCTCCGCCACGGGAGGACGACCGTTGGAGTCACCAAGGATGCTGTTACCAGGGGTGTGGTACTCAGCCGTGGTGCGACCAGTGTAGATAAACTGAAGACTCTTTCCGTTTTGGAGAGTCCGACGCATAACCAGATCACGAGCGATTGCGTTGTTCTGGAAGCCTTTGAACATCTCTCCAGAGAAGAGTTTAAGATATAGGGCACGGGCGTCACCCGTACCGTTACTTTGACCAGGGCGCGTAAGCTGCGCGGCCATATCAGAAGATTGCATTTTAAAAAGTAAAAATTATTTAAACAAGCTTCAAACGTTTGAAAAAATTTGTGGTCTATCCCACCGTCATGACGGCTAGAGGTGTCGGCGTACCGGCTCTAACCAATACTGAAGGGGAGCATTGCACTCCCCAGTCCGCTTTTACGGAATCAGTCGATCTCTTTATACACTACACCACGGTAGCGGAGGGCATCAGTATGATAGCGCTCTGCACGCTTTTTCTGTGATGCAAGGAAACGAATGAGATTGATAGACATAATACAGTACCTAGTAAATCCACGCCCCGTTCCATGCGTGGTTAATCTGCGTCCATGATTGCTTCCAATACCATTCTGGTGAATTGCATTTCTAAAAATTCAATGTCAATCTGTTCTTGTGGATGACCACCAGCCCATTGTTTTTTGTATAATCTCAATGCATCTCGAATAATACGAGCGCCACCATCAGATACTTGAATGTCAAACATAGGATGAACGTACTAGATAGTTAGCCGATTGCCGGAGCAGTCAGCGCCACTGGAGTAGTCTCGGCGGCTGCCAAGTCCAGTGGGAAGTTGTGGGCGTTGCGTTCGTGCATGACTTCCATACCAAGACCAGCTCGGTTCAGGATGTCCGCCCACGTATTGATCACATGACCATTGTGTACAATTGATTGGTTAAAGTTGAAACCATTTAAGTTGAAAGCCATGGTGCTAACACCAAGAGCAGTAAACCAGATACCAACAACAGGCCATGCAGCGAGGAAAAAGTGAAGGCTGCGGCTGTTGTTAAAAGAAGCATACTGGAAAATAAGACGACCAAAGTAGCCATGAGCTGCAACAATGTTATAGGTCTCTTCCTCTTGACCAAACTTGTAACCATAGTTCTGACTCACCTCTTCAGTTGTCTCACGGATAAGTGAGGAGGTAACCAGACTACCATGCATAGCAGAGAATAGAGAGCCACCGAAGACTCCAGCAACTCCCAGCATATGGAATGGATGCATAAGGATGTTATGCTCTGCCTGGAAGACAAACATATAGTTGAAAGTACCTGAGATGCCCAGGGGCATTGCATCAGAGAAGGATCCTTGTCCGAAGGGATACACCAGAAACACGGCACTCGCTGCTGCAACAGGTGCAGAGTAAGCGACGAAGATCCAGGGGCGCATACCTAGTCGATAGCTAAGTTCCCACTCTCGTCCCATGTAAGAATAGATGCCAATGAGGAAGTGGAACACGACGAGCTGGAACGGACCCCCGTTGTAGAGCCATTCATCAAGTGTAGCAGCTTCCCAAATTGGGTAGAAGTGTAGTCCGATGGCATTGCTGCTCGGAACGACGGCTCCCGATATGATGTTGTTTCCATAGAGGAGGGAGCCTGCGACTGGTTCTCGAATTCCATCGATGTCTACAGGGGGTGCTGCAATAAATGCAGTTACAAAACAAATAGTAGCGGCTAGCAGAGTTGGGATCATAAGGATACCAAACCAGCCTACATAAAGACGGTTGTTAGTGGACGTTACCCACCGGCAGAAATCTTCCCAAGTGGAAGTCTGCCTTTGTGCAATAATAGCGGTCATTTAAAAGTGCGGTTACATTTACAGTCTTATGTATTTGAGCACTTTGTAAAGCCCGCCCAAGGCTCACATCCAGTGGCGGGCATGTATTGATCAGAAGCTATACTTCAGACCAGCCTTGGTACCGTAGGAGTTGGTGTCATCAAACGTAGCAGACAGCTCGCCATAGACGGAAAGCTTTTCGGTAGCAGCGACAGAACCAAACACCTTGCCAGTCAGCAGGGTTTCTTGCTCACCGCCATCAGGGACGATGACAGAAGGACCGCCTTGGATTCCCCAGGAACCAAAGACACCTTCAGCTTCGTAACCGACATGGAAGTCGGTAGTTTGGGAGGTGAAGTCGGAGCCGGTAAAACCAGCGTTGTTCTCAACGTTCACGTAAGGACCAGCGATGGCAGCACCATGTGCCATGCCGAGGAGGAGACCGGAAGCGATAATAGATTTCATAGTTAGTTAGTTACTTTTTCTTAGCAGTTTTAGCAGCCCGTTTGAAGTTAGCAGCAGTCGGTGCACCTTTGGCACCAGGCTTGCGCATCTTTTCACCAGAGCCTTTTTTGATTCTCATGCGTTTAGCATGGATGTTAGCGTAGAGACCTCTTTTAGCCATTAGGATTTACCACATTTCCATTTACGTAGAGCAAGAGCCTTGCGGGTGGGACGACCCTTGCTGTCTTTCATTGGTCCTTTCACACCAGACATTCTAGCACAAAAGGATTTTTTTCGTTTGCCCCCACCGGGCTGTGGAGCCTTCAGGTTAGAGCCAGTTTCTCTATTGTATTTTTTACGACCAGCAGCAGTCAAGCCACCGGATCGTGATTTGTGTTTGCCGATCTTGAGGCTGACTGACTTACGCTTAGCCATTATTTTTTAGTCCCTTTTTTAGGTGGACGACCTTTCTTAGTGCCGTACGTTCCTTTACCTTGTGGCATTACCAGACTCCGGGGATAATTTGACCAGTGATTGCATAAGCACCAAGAGCCGCCAAGACGCCAAGCATAGCAAGACGACCATTAAGCTTCTCAGCCTTTTCATTGTGAGTTTCAGTTACATCCATAACAGTCATAGGTGGTTCGATTGCGTAGAGGTTTAGACGACCTCGGTCTTCAGTTACAGCGGTCATCAGAATTGAACATCAGAGTTTTCAAGACGGCGCATCAGCTCTTGCCGATATGCCGGGTCACGCTCATAGCGAGGATCATTCATCGCCTGGACGAGTTCGGCTTGACTCTTAAAGGAGTCGTCAGTGTTCTGTGCACCACGTCCAGTAAGCAGTTGACCATCTGTTCCTACTGCATCATTGTAGCGTGCGCTGAGCGCCTGGACGGCAAAGAAGATAGCATTGGGGTTACCAGACTCCATTACACTATCATACATTTCGACCTCTTCTTTAGCGAAGTTGTCGCCTGCCCAATCTAGCATAGACTTGTAGGCTTTTTCACCGCCCACTGCGTCCATCAGCTCTTGTGCTTGAGCCTCGGAAAGAGTTTCGACATCTGCCTCAGGTTCGGATGAAGTTTCTTCTTCCTCGGCTGATGCTGTTGACTCGCTTTCGTCTTTGGTGCTTTGTACTTCATCACGTGGTTCTCCCAGTTTTTTTTGAAGTTCAACATAGGCTTGCTCAAGCGCTTGCGGGTCTTTGAATTTACCTGCAAGCAGCGGTTGCTCTCCAGACTCAAGTTGGTCAGCAATCCGCAGTGAGTCCTGCTCATCTGAGTTCAAAATCTCAGGTGGATTAGCAGGGGTCTCATTCATTGTAAGTGTTTCAGCCATACTTTATAGTGGTGGAGGGGCTTGTTGTTGTAATGCTTGCATCTCAGCTTGCTCAGCCTTCTGCTGAATGGCTGCCATCTGCGGAGCCTGTTGCATAGCCATGAGTTCTTGCTGCTGAGACATCTGCTGCTGTTGTTCAGCTTGCAGCTCATCCATACTCTTCACAAGGTTGAGTACATCAATGCCAGATGCTGCTGCCAGACGTTTGATAACTTCATCAGGATTGATGAATTGACCGATAGCTTCTGGTCCCATTGTTTGGGCAATAATAGTCAGGAACTGACCCAGGCTTTCACGGTCTTGACCACGACCCAAGGCGTTGATACCAGCCACGATCGTAGGTCGAACGATGTCACCTTTAGGCAGGCGAGGGATCTCACCAGTTTTTTGTGCAACGTTGAGTTTACGATTGAGGTAAGGGATTAAGAACTCAACAGTCAACAGGGAGAATAGCCCACCGAGTTGCTGCTCAAGTTCTAGCTGTGTCATACGGACTTCCTCTGCTGTCGTACGCTCACTGTCCCTCACGTTGAGGATCAGAAACGCTTCGTTCAGGCGTTGAGTCAATGACCCAATCATCTGATAGGCAGTCTGGAAGTCTGCTGTCTTGCCAACCTGTACAACACCGATGTCATCAGGGCGTCCCTGAATGATAGCACCGTTACCTGCCTTGGCAAGTGTCTGGGGCTTGGTGGTACTGCTCGGTGCGACAGTAAACACTACCTTAGCAGCTGCAGCGGAGCCTTCGACGATGGCTTGTGACAGAGCTTCAAGTGACTTTAGGTCACCCAGGAACTCTTCCACTCTACCACGTCCATAAACCTCGCCGTCAACATGGTTGAAGCGTAGCACGAGCCAGGGGTTAGCGTCAATAGGTGCTTTGCCCTGGGACTTGGGTAGGATCTGATCAAACATCTCCTGATGCCACACCCAACGGTTGTTGTCGCGAGTGACGTGCGTGTAAATAATACATTCATCATCCGGCATACTGGTGTCTTCAGACACACCGGGTTGCATGAGATCTGGGTAAAAATTTTTTACCAATTTTTTCGAGACTGTTTCTTTTGTTACGATCTCAATAACATTACCGTTACCATCTCTGTCTACCACATAGCGGTTGAGAGGATAGAGCTTGAGCCCTTCCTTGCTCATAAAGACAAGAGCATTACCAGCTACCACCAGGTGCTTGAGTGCTTGGTGAACGACAACGCGATCACCGGACTCAGCAATAGACTCCATGATGGTACGCTCAACTTTAGCAAACGACAAGTCAAGTTCAGATCGGATCTGCGGTCCTAACTCTTGAGGAAGATTGATGTCATTTACCTGCAGCTTGAAGAAGCTAGTTTGTGGAGGTAGCAGTGCAAGCATAAGTTTACTTGCAAGCGTCACCACACCTTTGGCTCCAGTTGATTGCCACGGTTGCGGCAACCTCAAACTAGATTTAGAGGTAAGTTCATCATCCCGAATAAGATAAGGGAGAGTTAGATCTGATGCTTGTCTAGCAGAGTTGAGAAACTGGGAACGGCGTGAAGACAGTCTGTCATAGCGTTGCTTAGCTGTCATTAGACGTTAACCATTCCTGATTGAATTTTACCAAGTCCTTGATAGGATCCTGTTGGGATATTGAATTGCTGTTTACGGCGGCGGAACTGCTGTGCGCCAGAAGTCCTAGGCATGTTACCTGGAGTTTGGATCTGCAGATTTGCCTGACTGCCTTCCATCAAACGGTTAGCAGCACCAACCTGCGAAGCAATCTTTTGACGTTGTTCAGCGGCAGCAATATCAGTTCGACGACGTTCATCAGCAGCAGTCGTTTCAATGCGGAACTGCTTCAACCGCTCGTCAGCTGCTGCCAAGGTTTCATCAGCCTGTTTCCTGTATCGCTCAGATTCTGTTCTGATACCAGCCATAGTAGCGGTCATTTCTTCTGAGCGGCGTTGAGAGATCTTCAGTTGATCTTCCAAAGCTTTGATGCGTCTAGCCTGTTCAGGGTTATCACGGTATTGTGGAGCTTGCTGGATGTTAACAGTTTGTCTGCTACGTCCACGGCTCCCAAAGAAAGAACCTAGGGCTGCTGCGGCAAGAAAACCAAACATTAGTTTTCCTCCATATATTTAATGACCCACTCAACGACACTACGTTGACCGGATCGGTACATAATTTTTTCCATTGTATCGTCAGGTGTAGGGTTGGTGGGTGGAAAGGATTCTTCTAGTGCATGAATAAGTCCACGGGAATTCATCCCGAGAACCTCAAGCATATTGGGGGAGGTTGACATTGCTATGCTCGAAGAAGGCAGGCATCCTAGCAGATTTAGTTTCGGCAAGTTGAGGTGCTTTACCCTCATACATTAGCCGATCGCTAGAATCGAGCCAAAATTTTTTGTCCAGATATTTGTCCACAGTATTTGTACCTAGTGGTTGCATTACCCAGTTAATAGTTGCTTTGCGAAGTTTATCCAGGCTAGGAGAGATGTTGTAACCAAGTTCAGTATGAACTAGACTATTACACCCAACATGAATCTGCTCGTCTCGGCTAATATCCGCTGAAACTGTCCTCATACCAGCGTCACCATTAAACCTAAAGAATGGTAGAAGAACGAAGAAGATTGCACGTTCGGCAACCAACGCTTTCGTGATCGTATGATCTGGATGTGCTTCCCAAGCGGTTTTAAGCCGAAGGGCTTCTTTCTCAGCTTTTTCATCAACACCGTAAGCATTGGCGATGTAACCAAGTGCGATGTCGTGGTTTTCTTCGTCTTTGACGTTTGACACCAGTAGTTCGCGTGCCAACGCTGGTACTTCACTATTGAGGGCATTGGTGATAAAATCTCCCACAGGCAGTTCCATATGTCGCAATGCAAGAGCACGGAAGATTGCCTCCTCCGCGCCCGCTTTGCATGTACCGGCAGTTGTCTGTACCGGTGTCCACTTGCGCTTCCGCGCCATCATTTTTTCGTAAGGGTTCATTCTGCACAATCACATTGAGGTTCAGGGGTGTCCTCAAGTAGGCTGTTCAGATAGTCATTAACGTCGTCTTCTTCGAGAGCTGCATACGCACTTGACTTATCTTGAACGTCGCCCATAACTTGGAGACTATAATAAAGAGAAGTCTGGGGCGATTCAAGCCACTCCTGGATAAACTCTTCATCATACGTGATCATATCAGACCACGAATTGAAGCTGTAACCATGTAGAAGTCCAGTCTTGTTAAGTAGAGTCATGATGCCATCGGCAACACGTTTATAGGCTTCCCAGCCCACTTTAGAGGCGATCTCTACATCACCATAGTTGTATGTTTGTACTCCGAAAGTACCTGAGTCACGATCGACTGTCTGCGAGATAGGCGGAGCGATTTCTGGTGTGCAAGTATAGCCATCCAAATCTGTGCTTCGATAACTGCAGGAGGCAGTGGGCGCAATAGCAAAGGCTCGAACCATTTTATTGTTGCGAGCAATGCTGGCTGCTGACTCAATGCCAGCGTTAATTTGGGTGACAAGTTCATAGGC